CGCAACGGCAAGACCTTACGGCAGTATGTGTATAATTTTAATGAGGACGCATATACCAGTAATGACATATCCGTTTTGTCGTCGCACCTAATAAACAAACCTAAAGATATGGCAGTTTTGTCGGGTACTTCTTCTGACGATGCTAACTGGGTGTTTATAATTAACGAGGACGGTACGGGCGCTGTTTTAAATACGTTACGATCACAAGATATTAACGGGTTTACCAAATGGGTCAACGCTGACAGTGGCAGATTTATTGCCGGTAGCCCCCTGCCTTACTTGTTAGTATCTGCCTCCGTAGTTAATAACGAGCTTTATATGGTTAATAAAGTAACAGGTGGCTCAAGTTTTAAATACTCTATTGAGCGGTGGAGCTTTGACTACTTGCTAGACTCTGCTGTTAAGATAAGCAACATATCTAACACAGGCGTTACGTTGCCCGACTCGCACCTAAATAATGCAGAAGTTAGCGTGATTGCAAACGGCAACAACCTTGCAAAACGTACCGTTAGCTCTTTGGGTGCTTTAATTTTAACGGAAGAAGAATTGTCAGGAGGTGCAGTAGACCTAGAAATAGGGCTAAACTTTGTGCCTACCGTTGTGCCAATGCCCCTTAACACAAACATGGGTTCAGGTTTTAATGTAATGCGCCAAAAGAAAATTACTAACATGAATTTAAGAGTTTATCAAAGCGGCGGCATTTATATTGACGGAAACCCTGTACCTGTCAGAAACTTTGGTGATTCTTCTGACAGTCCATTAGGTACGCCATTTAAGGTTAAAAGTGGTATTATAGAAAATAACAACGGTGGAAACGGGTGGGGCATTAACGTAGCGCCTAGAATTACTGTGCCAGATGCGGCTCCTTTTCACTTGCAAGCAATTCAATTCGAGGTAGAATCATCGTGATTTTTACAATATTAGCTAAGTACGCGGCTAAGTACGGGGCCGCAACTTTAGCGGCGGCTTCTACAGCGGTCAGCACATATAGCGCAATAGAGACAGGCAAAGCGCAACAAGAAGAACTCGACCGTCAAGCCGAGGAAGAAAGAATAGCGGCACAAGGGCGGGAGCTACAGCGCCGAGAGCAGTTAAACGAGCAGTTAGCGGCTAACAATGCGGCATTAGCGGCTAGTGGCATAGCAACTGAGGGTACTCCCGCTAGTATAGCCCTAGAAAGTGCCAAAGCTATTAGCGCAAGTGAAGGCATGATAGGATTAAGCGAAAGGCTAAAGCAAGGCCAGTTAAGGCGGCAGGGTAAAATGGCACGAAGTGCGGCTAACTTAAACGCGGCTTCTACTTTGTTAGAGGGCGGCTTGCAAACTTATCAAACGTACAAATCGGAAAACACCTAATGGCTATTAAACCAATAAAACGATATGGCTTGCTTACACCTACGGGTGTAGACCCTACTGTGGGTAATCGCATGAAGGCTTTAGCGGGCGTAGCTGACGGTGTAAGAGGTTTAGCTGTAGGGATAGGCAAAGCTAAGGCTGAATCAGAAGCGCCAGCAGAAGCTCTTAGAGAGGCTAGAGAGGCTATTGAGGAAGGCCGTCCTGTAGAAAAGCGGGGCGTATTGGAGTTTGGGGCTGATACTTTTAACAAAAACCTTATTATGGGGTTTGCCGCAGGCAAGCAAAATGCTGTTGCTGATCTTGTGGCAAGAACGGCAGAGGAAAACCCTACCGATTTTGCAAAATTTAGTTCGTTAGTTTCCGAAGGTTATAAGCCTATATTAAACGACCTTCCAGAAGAAGCAAGAATGTCTGTAGACAGCTTTTACAAAAAAGCGGTTTCTGTTGCAGGAGAAAACATTTTAACGGAGCAAAACAAAATTGCTCAAGCTAAAGCTGATAAAGAACAAGTGCAGGCCAATAATGCTTATGACGCTTTGCAAAGTAATTTAGCTGTTAGCGGGAACTTGCAGGCGTTAGCAGAATCTTTACGAGAGCAAGGTGAGGCTAATCAAGTTGCAGGCATAAAAGACTTTGAAAAATACGAAAAAGCCCGCCAAGAAAAAATAGCTGTGCTTGAGGTATCTACGGCGCTCGGAGAAGTTAGGCGAGGAATTATCAATGCCGAAATGCCACCCGAAAAAAAAGTCCAACAACTAAATGCTTTTATTAAAAATTTAAAAACTCAAGCAGTTTTGCAGGTTCCAGATTTAGAAAATGAAGGACAATTAAAAACTGTTGATGATGCTCAAAGAAAAAAAATTATTAATGCTGTAGAAACAGAAGCAAAAGATTACAAAGCATTATTAGCAAAAGAAATAGAACAAAATACGCTTATAGACCGCATCAACAAAGTGAAAAGCTATCAAGATTTGCGCGCTATGGTTTCCGAAGATAATCTGACAAGTGAGCAAAAGACCCTTAAAATTAACGAAGCATCTATGAATGGCGAAATTGGCGACACAAGTGCGGGTATTTTGAGAAGATATGTTACGTCTAAAAAAGCACTTACGGCTACTACTAAGCCTGCCGAATACGGAGAGTTAATTGACAGGGTTTATAATATTAATGCTCAATTTGCAGAAAGCGCAAAAGGGGCTGATTATTTGGAAGGCTTGCAAGCTATTGAAGAAGCGGCTTTAGTGTATGTTACTAACGGCGATTTAACGCAAAAAGATTACAGCAAATTAATAAATGAAATTAACAATCTTACTGCGGCTAGAGAGGCTGGCGCGTTGTCTGAGTTAGCTGGCGACTACACTGCGGCTAAAAAAATAATTAACAACACCGTTAGGTCAGACTTGCGAGGCGAAACAATTACCCGCTTGTTTAGATTTGTAGAGCAACAAATGTTAGAACTGGAAAGCCAAGACGAAAACTTGAGTCAAGATCAAAAAAGAAAGTTAAAAAGAAACCTTTGGAAACAGTATGCGCTTAGCGTTTCTAACACTGTAGTCGAAGAAGAAAGGGAAAAAATGCGCCAAAAAGTAACTAACATTTTGCAAGAAGATAGCCAAGAATTGCCCCAAGGCGTAACCGTTAGGCGCGTTCAATGAAATACACTTATGAAATTGTAATTGACGGTGAAAAATACGCGGTAGACTCTGAATCAGAATTGACAGATATACAAGCATATAACTATGCCTTTAACTCTTTGCAGGAATTAGATCGCGGAAAACCGAGTGAAGGCTTTTCTGCTGAAACGCAAGCAGTATTAGAATCTTATAGTTTGCCTACAGCACCCTCGGCCATTACTTTTGACTCAACTAATGAGCAAGGGCTACCCCTTATTGAGCAAAGAGAAGCAGATAGGCAGGGAATAATTGACCTTGCAAAATCTAGGTTTTCTCCCGAAACTGTTAAAATGTGGGAAAGCACTCCTATTGACATTGGGGAAGTGGGCGATTTTATAGAATGGTCTCAAATACTGCCTGCTGGCGGGTTTGTGCAGGGAGCGCAAGCCTTAAAGCTAATGGATATTTCTGAAAAAATAAACCAAGGCGAAGAAGTTAAAGACTCTGACAAAGCATACCTTGATCAATGGATAGATAAATCTATTGAAATGGATATTAGGGGCATGACTTTTGGGGGTAAGTTTCGTTACTACGGCGAACAAATGCCTGCATTTATGGCTGAATTTGCGGCTACTGGTGGAGTAGGTAAATCGGCTCAAGTTGCCGCAGTAAAAGGTACGCAGTCGTTAATTAAAAACAAGGTATTAAGTCAGGCGGCAGGCGCTACAGCAAGGGTAGCTGCTCAGAGTGCCATGCTTATGCCAACGCAGGGATTTAGGGCATACGGCAATGTACGAATGTCAGAAGGCTTAGAGGTTACTGACACAGGGCAAGCTATTTTTAGAGAGGCTAAAGAATCCCCAGCAATTAGCGCATTAAAGGCATACGGATATGTTAGCGCCGAAGTTGCCTCAGAATTAAGCGGGTTAGCTGTTGCCTCTAAACTAGCTAAGTCTCCAACTTTTCAGCAAGGCAAAATGGCTTTAAAAAGTGCGGCGATTACAAGTATTAACAAGTTACCTGCAAAATTAAAAAACAATTTGTACGGGGCTTACAAAGCAATACAGCCTAACGCAAGAATGTCTGAAATATTTACTCGCGCAGGGTGGAACGGAATGCTTTTGGAGCTAGGAGAGGAGCGCGTAGCAGACGTATTGCGCGAATCAGTAGACTTAGCTTTAACCGAAGGCTATACCATGTCAGACGTTTTAGAAGGAATTACACCAGACGCAGAGCAATTGCTTTTAGAGTCGGGCTTAATTATGACAATGGGAGGCGCTAAAGCTGGCGGCAACTTATTAGCTAATATGCTAGTCAAAAAAGGTATGACACCAAACGAGGCGCAAGACTCCGTAGAGTCTATGAGTTCTTTAGAGCAAGACGCATTAATAGACGAACAAGTTACAGTTAATCAAACAAAAGAGCAGTTAGCGGCACCTATTTCGGAATCCACTGAAATAAAAGAGGCCGCAGACGCGCAAGGCGAATCTACCCCTAGTCTTATAACTAGCGCACAACAAGACCAGTTAGCGGCAGGTAGGCCAATGGCGCAAGTAGACGCTAACGAATCTATTTTTAATGATTTATATTATCAATGGATTGATGATATGGGGGCGCTTGTTGATCTTTCTAAAGCCGCCGCTAAGGAAGGCAAGGACAATATGTTGGAGTCGAGCGTCAGATTGTATCAGGGCGTTTCCGGCATGGCGCTTTCTTCTTTAAACAATGGCACAACTATTGTAAACGAGCAAGGCAAGTTAGAGCAAACGGGTAAAGGTTTGCGGGCTATTATGGAAGATTTTGATTTTAACGCCCAAACTATTGAGCCAAACAAAAAGGCTAGAGAGCAAGACCTTGTAGATTACATGATAGCGCGAAGATACGCTTTAGATTTAACTAACCGAGAAGATGTCGAAGTTACAGAGGAACAGTCAAAAAAATCTATTGAAACGCTTGCCTATATGTCAGCCAAGTATGGCGACACTATGACGTTAATAGATACGTCCGTTCAGGAAATTTACGAATATCAAGACAGGCTTCTTCAAATGCTTGTGTCTTTTGATGTTATGTCGCAAAAAAAATACGACACAATCAAAAAAGAAAACCCTAATTACATTCCTTTTCAACGGGTAATGGATGAAGAATACGGAATAGAATCAGGTTTGCAGGGTATGCAATTAAAGACCGCTAGAACTTTTGCGGGTAAAAAGTTAAATCAAGTTATTAAAAAAATACAAGGAAGCGACAAAGAAATAATCAACCCGATTGAATCTATTGTGCGAAATACTTTTAGAATTACCGATATTGCTTATCAGAACAGAATAGCAAAACAACTTGTAGAGTTGGCTGATGTAATGCCGGAGTATGTAAGCAAAACAACCCCTGCAAAAATAAGCATAACAGACCCTAAAACGGGAGAGAAAAATTTTCGCATTGCAGAGGTTCAGCCTGCCGATGTATTTACAGCGTTAATCAAAGGCGAGAAAAAATACTACAAAGCGCACCCGTCTATTATTGCGGCAATGAGTTCTATGTCGCCAGAACAAATTACGGGCTTAGGGTGGCTGTTAAGCACTCCCGCTACAGTGCTTAGAACGGGCGCAACTATTACGCCAGAATTTATGGCTAGAAATTTTATTAGGGATATTCACGGGTCTTATGTGTTTTCAGAGGCTCGGCCTACTCCTTTTGATGCCGCCAAAGGATTGTTAGCCAGAATAGGCAAGACGGAATTGTACGAGCAATGGAGGGCTTCTGGCGCATCATTCAATAGTTACATGAACATTTCTGACAAAGGAATGCAAAAAGCCTATCAAGAAATATTTAAACAAGAAGGTAAGCTAACTCGGTATTTAAAAAACCCGTTAAACTTGCCGCAAGATATTGGCTCTGTTATTGAGCAAGGCGTCAGGATAGGAGTGTATAACGCGGCTAAAAGAAAAGGAATGACAGACGCGCAAGGAGCAATGGAGGCTAGAGACGCTAGTATAGATTTTGCTAGGGGCGGGAAGGCTAGTAAATTTATTAATCGGTATGTAGTTTTTTTTAACGCAGGAATGCAAAGCGCGGATAAATTTGTTAGGGCGGCTAAGAAAAACCCTAAAGGTTTTATTCTTGCTGCTACAGCTACAGTAACTATTCCGCAAGTTTTAATTACTGGGTATTATTTGTTTGTTGCACCAGAAGAAGAAAAAAAAGAATATTTGGAAATTCCCGAATGGCAAAGGGATATGTTTTGGACTTTTAAAGTAGGCGATACATGGGCTAGATACCCCAAACCTTTTTCTATTGGGTTTGCTTTTGGTAGCTCTGTAGAGCGTTTGATGATTTGGCTTGATTCTCAAAATGACAATAGTTTTTTTGAGGTCTTTCGGGGTATATCTTCAGGGATAGTAGCATCGGTTAGCCCAGTGTATGAGCCTAGCGCCATTGTTCCTTCTCCCATAAAGACAGCGGCAGAATTAACAGCAAATTATAATTGGTTTCAAGGCAGAAGAATCTATCCAGAGTGGATGGAGAAACTGCCAAACGAAGAACAAAAAAATGCAGGAACATCGTTGACTGCTCAAGAGCTTGGAAAGGTGTTTGATTATTCGCCTGCTAAAATAGACCACATTATTAGATCAAGTTTAGCAACGTCAGGGCCATACATTACGGACGCAGGGGATGCCTTATTAAAACAAGTTAAAGAATGGAATGGAGAAGAAATCCCCAAAGACCCTACTAGTCCTGTAGATATGCCTTTGTTAAGAGCATTTACAATGAGATACCCTACTGGGGGAATGGCTAATAGCGTACAAGAATTTTACGAATTGTATACTAATTATGAAAAAGTAAAAAACGGGTTAAAGATTTTTGAAGATGAAAGGCTAGACAATTATCGAGACGAAAACCAAGCATTGATTAGCGTGTTTCCCGCTATCAAAAGAGCAGGCAAACGCATAGCTAGATACAACAAAAAACGCAAAGCGGTGTATAACGATTTAGAAATGTCTGGAAAAGAAAAAGAAACAGAGCTTAGATTTTTAGATGATAATATTTTAGAAGAAGCTAGAATTGCTAACGAAGCATTACTTGAAGCACTAGAAGATTTACAGTAAAAAATCTGATATAATCAACAGAACTATTGAGGCTACAAAATGACATTAACAGCGGCAACTACTAGAAACGATTATACGGCTACAAGCGGTCAGACCGTTTTCCCGTATACGTTTACCGCATTATCTGATACTGATATAAAGGTTGTCAAGAACGGTGTAACTTTAACGCTAGGCGGCAGTAATGACTACACTGTAAGCGGTATAGGTAGTTACGGCGGTAACGTCACGCTCAACGTAGGCGCCACTAAAGGGGATACATTATCTGTGTACCTTGATATGCCTATTGATCGCACTACTAACTATCAGAACTCAGGGGACTTTTTAGCCGCTGATGTAAACGGTGATGTAAATAAATCTTACATTGCACTACAGCAAATGGCTACGTCTATTCTAGCTACTATTAGAAAGCCGCAAACCGATCTAGGTACGGTAAACATGGCATTGCCAGTAGCTTCAAGCAGGGCTAATAAGGCTCTAGGCTTTGGTGCAGACGGGTCGGTTAAGATGCTACCCCCTAGCGGCACTCATGCTGTAATTGCGGTTGAGGATTTTGGGGCTATTGGGGACGGGGTTACTGACGACACGGCGGCTATACAGGCGGCAATAGACGGAAGTAATGGAGTGTGGGTTCTGCTTTCTGCTCAGTCTGTTTACTTGGCTACTACTCTTACAGTAACAAACAATACTAAGTTGTTAATTGAAGGTACTTTAAAGGCATCCTTGACCGTTACTGACACCCCGTTGATTACAGGCGCAAACGTAAGCAATGTAATTATTAGTGGTGATGGTTATCTTGACGGCGGGTATAATATTGCCGCTGGCTATCAAGGTCGTAGTGCTACAGAACCTACAGCTAGAACTAATGGCTCTGCATTGCAAGTGGGCGACACGTTTTATGATACAGCGGTTAGTCAATTCAAACAATACTTAGGGTCAGCTTGGGCTATTATTACAGCGTACAGGGCAGGCATTAAGCTAGACAAATCTGTAAATTGTTCTATCAATAATGTGACTATTGAAAACTTTATTTTAACGGCCCAGCCCGGAAATTGGGGTGCGGGAGTTTGGTTTGAGGGCGACCCAGACAGCGTAGGCGCGGTGGACTCTATACGCAACAAGTGTATCAATGTTAAAGCTAATCATAATATAGGTTGTGGCATTGTGTTTGGTGGCAACCTTGATTCTATGACGGAGCGCTGCTATACAGCAGGGAACCAGTGGGGAAGTGGTATAGGTCATACGCGAGGGCTTAGGGCTGTATCATCTAGCGATACATTAGATGGTAACGAGCTATCAAACCTTACGGTAAATTGTGAGGACTCTCAGATTATCGCCCCTACGTCCAGAAATTCTGGATACACTGGGATTAATATTGGTCACGATAGGGAAGCGTCAAACGCATCAAGAACTTTATTGCTAGGTGGTTCGTCGGAGGATAACAACTACGAAGGGCTGACTGTTACTGGCTCTAGTGATGTTACTATTCTAGGTTTGTATTGTAAGGGTAACGGAGAAAATCTACCTAATGTGAGTTTTAGGTATGGAATATCGAACCTAGCAAACTGCGAAAGGTTGCACCTTATTGGCTGTAAGGTTACAGGCTCTTATGGGCCTGCAATTTATTTAAAATCTGGTGTAGGCCATAGAATCGAATCATGCAAAGTTTATGAAAACTTGCGCTCAGGAATGCAATTAAATTTGCCCGATGTTACCGTGTCTGATTGTGAAGTATTTAATAATAACCTTTTGTCTGACAGTGAAAATAGGGCGGGTATATTCTTAGAGTCTGGACGTAGCAAGATTACTAACACTAACATTTATGACACAAGGACTAGGGCTAAAAATACTATTGTAGCTACTCAAGGGCAGACGGTGTTCCCTTACACTTTTAAAGTTAATTCCGCGTCAGATATTCGGGTTGAGCGCAGAGGCACACCGCTAACGCTAACCACTAATTATACTGTTTCAGGCGTAGGCAGTGCTGGTGGCAACGTAACGATTACCACTGGCACACAGAACGCGGGGGATGAAATTGTCATTAGCGGCCCTGCTGACAGTTTGTCAGATACTTATTATGCTACTGCGGCTCAAACGGCGTTTGCATATAACTTTGACCCTGCTAATACCGCCGACATAAGAGTGGTTAAAAATGGAGGCTTGCTTACACTGACTACGGATTACACTGTTACGCCTAACGCTGGTGTGGGTGGTGTAGTAACTTTAACATCGGGCGCTACCCTTAACGATAAAATTAGAATTACTGTGGTGTCTCAAAACTTTGGAGCGTTTGCTACTGGTGGCTTGCATCAATTTGTTGGGTGTAGCTTTGTAGGAAATATGCAAGAACCAACTAAGGTATCTGGTTTAGGCGACATTGACATAACTTCTACAACAATAGGCAACGACCCTATGGGCGGCACTTTTAATTTAACAAACGGCGCAAGTCTTACTTCTGTTATTAATGATAATGTTACGTCTGCTAGTAGAATTTTGCTTGTACCTAGATTTTTTGATAATCCAGATACGAACGCATACGTAAACGAAGTAACTGAGGGTGTTGGGTTTACCGTTTCCCACACGTCAGGGTCATTACAGCCATACAATTATATTATTATTTGAGGTATTTATGAGCAATCCATTTGAAGGAAAACGAGGACACTTAAACGGTAGCGTAACTGATATGCTACCTGTCACTCCAAACGATAGCACAGACCTATCTAGCGTAGGTATAGGGCTATACATTACAGGCGCAGGTGATGTGACTTTTCACAACGTAGATGGAGTATCTAGGACGGTAACTGTCCCCGATAACTTTTATCTTATTTGTTCGGTTAAGCGTGTGCTATCTACTAGCACTACCGCTACTGGCATACACGCTCTAATAGCATGATTAACGCTAACCTAAGTGCGTTCTCTGTAGGCAAGGCTGTAGGTCGTGGTGGTGGTGCGCCTGTTCCGTTGCTATGGAATAATACTTCAGGTAGATATGTTATTGCTCAACGGGCTGGAAGTTTTATTAGGTTTGGTGTTCCTTCAAACAGCCCAACAATCTCTGGAACTTGGCAATATAAACTGGAAAGTGGGGGTAGTTGGGCTCCATTTGGTGGGCCTTTTACTGTTATAGACGTAGGGGCCCCTATAATACAACTTACAGATACCGCTTTGTACCAATATATACATGTGTCATCAAATTGGACCGCAGGAAACACAAACTATATTCAAAGGATTTACCCTTCTACAGCCGTGGCGGGGAATGGTTATTCTTATGGAGAGACTTTGTCTCTTGCTAACAATGCAGGAAACTTTGGTACTGCAAGCAATTATTCTTTTTTCTAGGAGAAAATCATGCCAACAATATTTTCATCTCTTGAGGAGACGGCTGAACATTTTAATCTTCTTCCATCTAGCATTCTTGGATGGGTAAGTAACAGTGAGATTGCAGATGATACGTACATAGAAACAGAGGGCACTTATCGTTTTGACATAGAGGGCGTTACTGAGTCAATGCTATCTAATAAAGGTGAAAGTTATAACCCTGCAAGAGATTGATTAAAAAGTGAGTAGAAGTATGAACGAACTAAAACAATTTTGGCGTAGTCGTAGTAACCGTTGGCAGGTTTTTGGCATAACCTTGGCGGCTTTACAGGTGTACGTCTTACAACTGAACTTATCTGCCGAGGCTATCATGTTAGCAAGCATTCTATTTGGCATGGGCGGTATATTCTTTCGGTATCAAACTACGCAGTCAATGGCAGAAAAATGATTAAAGTATTAACAGAAAACCCGCAGATTAAATCTACTGTAGAAACCGCCGTTGTAGCAAGCGCGGCGGCTAACGGCTTTGACTTGGCAGGGTGGATAGACCTTACGTTAAACCCTATCTTGCAAGCTGTTTCTCTAGTTGCGGGTATTTGCCTTTCTGTTATAATGATTAAACAAAGAATTAACGAAACTGATAAGGAGTGAAGTATGCCTAGCCCTACCTACCCACCAAAGAAAAAAAAGAAAGTTAAAAAATGACACCGTTGTTAGGTTGCTTATTGGTTGCCCTAAGTCTAGTGCAAAGAAACCAAAGCAACAAAATGATTGCCTTAACCTTTACAGTTAGCGCGATCTTCATTAGCCATTATGTTACTTTTCACCCTAATTATTTCTTTTTACTTAGCGCACTGTCCGAGGGTACAGGTATTTGTTTGATGCTGAATGCTGTACAATTAGAACATAATAGATTGGCTTTAAAGCTACAAGCTATGTGCCTTGTATTAGTTGCCTTACAGTGTTCTTTTTACACCATTTGGTACCTAGGCATTACCACCATAACAGGCTTTGCCGTAGAATCTATTTACGCCTATACATGGACTGCATACTATCTGATGGTATGCGCTATTCTTACAAGGGAATCTGGAAGTTTTGGAACTGCTATTGAATATTCTGGGTTTCGTGGCTCTAGCGTTGGCTTGCGTAAATGCAATGGCCCATTATATCGGGAAGCGTAAAGAAAAGTAATGGGTATTCTCAGCAGCATATTAGGCAATAGTGATGTAATTTCTAAGGGGTTCAAGTTAATTGACGACTTGCACACCTCTGATGAAGAACAAATCAAAGCTACCACTAAGGCCAAGACTGACTTGTTATCTGCCTACGCGCCTTTTAAGATTGCACAACGCTATCTAGCCATCATCTTTGCCTTGACGTTTGTAGCCAGTTACATCATGGTATTGACGCTGTATTTTGTGGGAAACTCTACAGACGATGTAACTAAGATTATACAGGCGTTTAAAATAGACTGGATAATGCTTACCATCGTAGGGTTTTATTTTGGTGGCGGTGCGTTTGAGGGTGTCATTGCATCAAAAAAGAAATGAGATACTTTAAGCTCGAAGATTTTAACTGCAAGGAGACGGGCGAAAATGAAATGTGTCCAGACTTCCTCGCACGACTGGACGAATTACGCCACCGTTGCGGATTTCCCTTTATCATCACAAGCGGCTACAGAAGTCCACGCCACAGTATTGAAAAAAGAAAGCCCAAAGCGGGAGCTCACGCCCAAGGTATTGCCGCAGACATTAGAGCATTGCACGGCAGTCAAAGATACATCATCCAGAAACACGCCTACGAGATGGGATTTCAGGGTATAGGTGTCCACAAAGCATTCATTCATGTAGACGATAGGGAAACAACCGCAGTTAGTTGGCCTTATTAAGTAGGCTCTTAGCGGTCTTTTTAGACTGTTTAAAGGCTTTTGCAGTAGGCGCACCCTTTGCCCCTGCTTTCCTCATAACCTCGCCAGAACCGGCCTTAATTCGCTTTCTCTTAGCATGTATGTTCGCGTATAAACCTTTCATTACCATTTACTCTTATTAGCCCAGTATGCCGCAGACATTTTGCCCTTGGCTATGTTCTTTGCGTGCCTTGCTTTAAATGATTTGCGCCTAGCTTTTTGTTTTTCAGTCTTTGGATTGGAGCCTGCACCAGATACTCCTTGCTGACCATAGCGTATAGTCTTGACTTGGTTGCCAGATTTAGCCACAACAACGTGTGACTTTGTGGGATGGCTAGGGGTGCGCTTAGGTTTGTTGTAACCGGATACGCCAATTCTTTTCAGCAGGCTTTGACTCATGCTTGTATTGTACCAAAAAAAAGCCCCTAAAAATAGGGGCCAAACAGGGGAGTAACACATGAAAATATCAATATTGACTGTTAACGCAGTCAGCGCTTAGGCAGTCGTGTTAGCGCACGAGTCCTAAGAAATTGTGTAACCGGAAGTTAACACGCAACCTATTATACATCAAAATTAGGATGAAGCAACCCTATTTGTTCTTCTGTAGGCGGCGTCTGCAATTCTTCTATCTCTGTCTTAACCTCAGCCCATAGATCATCCACCTGCCCCCTTGCTTTGCTAGGTACAGCATCTAGATACATCACTGATTCAACGATGTTTAGCAATGTTTCTTTATGCTCATGTAGATTATGTTGCTCACAGTCTTTAAGTAATTCGTGTAGTATCTTCATCACTCTCTCCCTTTAAATTTATCCCTATCTACAATGTACAAAATAATAAACGCCCACATTAGTAAGTCAACACCCTCCATTTTGGTAACATCTAAATAAATTACAGAGAAAAAATGAAAAACTGTAACCATAATCAAAATTATTAAATATTTAAGCATCACTCTCTCCTAGGGGTATGATACAGGCTCGTAGCTAGGGTCTTGCTCCATTTTCCTAAGTTCTAGCCTGTAATGTTTAGCTATCTCTTTTCTAAGTAGCTTTGTTGTAGGTCTTAAAATGTTTTTCTTTTCTAATAACATTTCCATGTGGCCCTTACCTAAGTATTGTTCTAGCCATGCTGTAAACTCTGTAGGGTTTTCAGTAAAGTACCTATGATGGTGGCTACACAGACACACAAGGTTGTCTAAATCCCATCGGACAGACTTAGCCCTGCGTCCGTGAATGTGACAGCATTCCATTCTACTGTCTTGCTTGCCGCAGTATTCGCAAGTGTAGTTAGCTTTCTGCCTAACAACCTTACTGCACCATGTATCGCAAGCCTCTAGCTTAATTGCCATTGTCTTTCCCCATTTGAACCCATATTTTGTGGTGTTCCCACAGATAATTTGATAGTACCTCTGCTACTTTTGACAACTCCACCGTGCCAAGGTTAGTAGAACTCTTAGCCTTTGGATACAGCGAGTCTTGTACAGGCCGCCACATTCTTTCTTTCACGTTGTCTTTAGTCCAAGGTATCTCCACTTCCTTAGTTAGCACTGGGCTAGTCATTTTTAGCCAGTACCCCGCATCGTTACACTTGTCCGCGATCTCTCCACAGAAAGCCCACATAGCATCATTCTGTAATGGGGTACGCGGCTTGGTTAAAAAATAATGGAATCGAATGTATTTTTTTTCTTGATACAATTCCTCAACCATCTTTTTAAAATGCTTTAGTCTATCATCACTGTTTACAGTAAATCCTAATGGCATAGCTTTTGCCTTAACCAGTAAGCAGAAAGTTTTTCCATGCTCGTTTCACACACGGACGTTACGACAAACGGTTTTCGTTCCTCAGCAGGAAATAATAGTTTTTCTGTAAATTCTTTTCTCCACAAAAGATTTTTGCGTTTGTGCTTATTAAGTCTAGCAGTCAATATTTTAATTGACAGTCCGGTCGCTTTGGCTATGTACTCATAACTGTACGATTGACCATGTTTAAAATTAGAATGACTTTTGCCAACATAAAAAGCGTCGTAATCTTTACCTTTATGGGGAAATAACAATTTTTCTGAAAACTGAGTCACAGTCAAATGCTTTCTTTTTTTGTACTGGTGAAGCCTAGATGTTAATACTTTTGCAGGAATGCCAGTTACATTTTCAATGTAATCGTAGCTGTATTGCTCCCCGTGCTTAAAATTATCATTGCACTCACCCATATACAAAATTTTGTATATTTTATTTGTTTTAGCCATTCTATCCTCCCGTAACCCATGTTGTATCTGTTAGCGCATCTTCAATATTTCTTTTTCTAATGCTCGTATTTTCAGCCCATGACCTATCATTCACATCATTCATAATAGAATTTTGCCTGATAGAAGATTTCTTAATGGGTGTCACTTCATCTTCCCACCGCCTACCATTTAAAAACGTAGCAGGGTGTGGAATGTATTGTTTATCCTCCCATTCCCCCGCATCCATTCTGGCTTTCATGTTTTCAGCAATCAATTTAACAACATCATCACTTAGTTTCAACTTATCCCATGCTTTTCTTGCGGCCAACTTTCCCTTTTTAACAGGATAAGCAGACCAAAAAGCATCAAAATGATCATTATTATTAACTGTAATATTAGTTGTATTATTAACTGTATTATTATCTTTAAACTTTTCTTTAATAGGGTCATTAACTTTTCTTTGGGGGGTACTTAACTTTTCTTTATTACCCCCATTAACTAAAGTTATATACCTATTTAAGATTTCTTTACTACCCTCCGCGTGTTGTATTTCACTTTCGATACACCCTGCATCTACCAGTTGGCGCACCCATTTAGAGATTGATACCTTGCTTACACCATATAAATTGGCAAAATAAGCATTTCCCGCCCAACACTTCCCTTCCTTGTTACACAGCGCGGTAATCTCGCCATATAAAAGTTTTGCATTAGGGCAGAGCGTAGTGTCATATCTCACACTGGCAGGGATAATAGCGTAGTAAGATGGCTTATCCACGCTCACCCACCTTAATAAACTCGGACACCTTAACCCCAAACAGATCAGATAGCTTTTGAATGGTCTTACAGGTAGGGTCTCTGTGACCGTTAATCACTAATGAAACAGTGGCAGGGTTCAGAATAGCAAGTCTGCTAATATCTGCCTGCGTGTATCCATTCAATTTCATAAAGTACGTTAAAGATTTCTTAATATTCATTTTATTGCCCCAGTTAAGTCGGCCTGCGTTAAATCAGCCTCTTCTAAATTAGCCTTTTTTAGATTAGCATTCTCGAAATCGGCCTGTCTTGCATTAGCTTTCTCTAAATTAGCATTCTCTAAATCGGCATGTCTTAGCCTAGCCCGTGTTAAATCGGCCTGCCTTAGATTAGCCTGTGATAATTTGGCATAGTCTAAGTCAGTAATTGCTAAATCCGCATCCTCTAAATCAGCGCCCTCAAGCCTAGCATATTCAAGATCAGCGCAAAAAAGTAAAGCACCCCTAAGAAAAGCACCCTGCAAATTAGCACCCTGCAAATTAGCATTCCTAAGATCAACAGCCTCTTTCACGGCCTTTTCTAAGGTCAATCTAAGGGTATTGTTTTCGCATTCATGCGAGTATATAACATTACCGCCTCTGTCTTTTATCTCAATTTTAATCATTACTTCACCTCCGTTAATCTATACTCTTTGCCTTCAATAATTACAGTTTTACCATTACAGGTATTACGCCTCCGCTCCATCTCTGCTTTGTAGTCAGGTTTGCTGTATTCTTTTCCATTCAGATACCAATCCTCATCCCCATCAGGATACTCAATAGCAGGCCCATCTTCACGGTGTATCTCTCCATTCATATACCAATACTTATGCCCATTAGAACGCTCAACAGCAGGGCCATCTTCACGGTGCAGCTCTCCATTCATATACCAATACTTATGCCCATCAAAACGCTCAATAGCAGGGCCATCTTCACGGTGTCGCTCTCCATTCAGACGCCACTCCTTATCCCCATTAGGATAAACCTCCACTTCATATCTAATCCCATCACTCATTACTTCACCTCCGTTAATTGAGATTACATAATATACCCTAAGCAATGAATTTGCAATAGGGGGTTGACACAAAGCGTAAACACTGTATGATAGACGGTAAATCACTAAAGGAGAGTTAACATGAATTACACACAAGAAGCCCGCAAAGCTGTCATAAAAGCCGCTACTCAGTTTAAAGATTACGAAGATCGTGATCTCATAGACTACACGGACACAGAAAAAGATTTAGTTTGTAGAGCGTTTTTAGAAAACGATTTTAATTGGTGCGATGATATTCTTCCACCGTTGGTTTATCGCGACATTTACTTAGAGTGGATCGAGTATATCTACGGTTATTATGTTGGCGGTAAATTACACGCTGAATACCGCAACGCTATTTACTTGAATTTGGAAAGCGTTCTTGAGGAAATAATCGAAAGTCACAAAGCATATTTAAGGAGTGAGTGATGGACAATAAACAGCTAATTAAAGAAGCGACTGAGTTGGCAGAACAGTCTGGTCAAAGTAAGGAGATAATATTAAAACTAGTCGAGCGTGTTGAAGAACTAACAGCCGAAAAGGAACCCCAAAGCATAGTTTGGGAGCCTAAGGAGGGTGAAGAGTATTTTTATGTCGCCGGAAACGGTAAAGTTTGTAGATGCGCTTGGAGACCGCGCGCTGATTCGATTGATCGTAAGCGACTAAAACACCACAACGTCTACAAAACGCGCGAACTTGCAGAAAAAGCCGCCCCGTATCAAGCCCGATACAACATGGTGCTACAAGCTGTGATGAATCTTGAGCCTAATCAGAAAGTGGATTGGAATGACAAGGAGCAGTCTAAGTATCAACCTTATTTTGATTATCAGGCCGGTGTTTGGAGAAGCTGGGGAAAACATTACACTCAACCCCTTGAAAACGGCTACCGGCCCCTAACGGATGAAAAGAACGTGCAACCATTACTGGATTATTTGAACAGGAAGGAGCAAGAAAATGGATGATCGAGAGTTTTTAAACGATATTGACCGTGGTGATTATGATGCCAGTAAAGGTTATCCGCACAAAGAAGGTGAGTCGCAGGCGTATGATATGGGATACGGATTTAGATACATGATTGAACAAAATGAAACAGCGAGGAGTGAACAATGAAATCAAGTGAATTAATCAATGAGTTAGCTAACGCACTATGTAATGCTCAGGGACAAATGGGGGGCGTTGTTAAGGATTCATCTAACCCTTTCTTTAAATCAAAATATGCTGATATAACGTCAGTTATTAAGGCAATCAAACAACCGTTTTCCGATAACGGGTTGAGTTATACCCAATTCCCAGTTAGTAGCGAGCATGGCGTCGGCGTATCAACTAGATTAATGCACGTTTCTGGTCAATACCTTGAAATGGAATACACGTTGCCAGCGGTTAAGAAAGACCCGCAAGCATTTGGCTCTGCAATAACATACGCAAGACGGTACGCTTTGCAATCCATCGCAGGAATACCAGTTGCAGATGATGATGCGGAGGCGGCAATGTTGCGCGGAGACGATAACAAGAAAGTTAATGAAGATCAGGTGATTGCTATTAAAAAATTACTTGATGAAACAAAAGTAAATCAGCCTAAGTTTTTGAGTTGGGTAAAAGTGGATAAAATTGAAAATATTTTAGCCTATGATTATGAGCGAGTTGTAAATGCTTTGGAGGCTAAAAAGTGATTATCTTAGACCATGAGCAGGGTTCAGAAGAATGGTTTGAATCTCGGCTTGGCAAACCATCTGCCAGTAATTTTAAAAAGCTAGTGACAACAAAGGGTGAACCGTCAAAACAAGCTGTGAGTTATGTGCATGAGTTAATTGGCGAGCGTTTAACTGGCGAGTCTGATATTTTTTACACGAATGAACACATGGAACGCGGTAAAGAATTAGAGTCGGAGGCGCGAAAAGCCTACGAGTTCATTTATGGCGCTAGTGTTACCGAGCATGGTTTTATTCTGCATGATTCTGGCGAGTACGGTTGCAGTCCAGATGGTGTTATTTATCAAGATGGAAAAATAGTCTCAGGGTTAGAAATTAAATGCCCTAAAACGAGCACGATGGTCAAATATCACTTAAACCCATCTACTTTTCAGAGTGCCTATTATCAGCAGGTTCAGGGGTGTATGTTGATTACTGGCGCACAGTATTGGGATTTGTTTGCCTATCACCCAAAAGTAAAACCCTTGTTGATTCCTGTTATGCGTGACGAAGAGTTTTTAGCAAAGTTACAGGAAGAGATTGACAAGTCTGTAGATATTATTTTAACAACGATGGAGAAGATTAGATGAGTATTAATGTTATGACATTTAGCGGTAACGTAGGGCAAGATATGGAGGTTAGGCATACTCCAAACGGCAAAGCCATTGGTCAGTTTAGCGTAGCAGTTAAGCAAGGCTATGGCGACAATGAGAAAACGTCTTGGGTAACGTGCAAAATGTTCAATGATCGGGCTGAAAAGGTTGCTCCCTACGTTTTAAGGGGCATGATGGTTACTGTGACAGGCGCGCTTTCTGTAGACGAGTGGGAAAACAAAGAAGGCAACAAAATGAAAACTGTATGCTGTTTGGTGAATGACTTGCAGTTGCCGCGTAAAGCAGACAATCAACAAGCACCACAGCAAGCAACACCACAAGCACCAAAACAAGATAATTTTGACGACGATATACCATTTTAGCCGAGGGTTCCTTTTCCCTAGTGAGCAGGGCTGGCCCACCTGTGGCGACAACGGGCTATTAACTAAAGGAGAGAGTAATGAGTAATCAAACGGTACACATAAATCCAAAATTTAAAGTTGAAATTGATAAATGGAACCACACATTGCTAGAGTTTATTCCTGAAAAAATTATAAAAAAAGGAAAGAACGCTGGTGAGATAAGCAGGGCAAAGTGGTCAGTTGTTGGCTATTACAGCAATATGAGTGGGGTTATAAAGAAGCTCTCTGCCTGTGCCGCGCTTGATGATGCCGACTATTATTTAATAGAGCATTGCAAAGCAATTCTTGAAAAGGCCGAAAACTTGTGCGATTCAATTTCATATAACTAAAGGAGAGAGTGATGGATAACTTAATTTATTTGCGAGAAAGTTATAAACGTCTGACGGAAAAGCAGATCGAGGCGGTTGAAGCGGTGATAGAGCATGGTAGCCACCGCAAAGCGGCTGAGGCGTTAGGAAAGTCTAAGAACGCGATCACGCAAGCGATTACAGGTGCGCGGAATAAGTCTGCAAAGGGTGGTTTTGAGCCTGAGTCTGACTTGATACATAAAACTGCTAGTGGGTTTGGGGTAACTGGGGTTAGTACTGCTTATAAGGCCGATGGTAGCGTGGGTTTACAGTGGGTTAAACAATCACCAGACAAGCAATTAGCTATTGAGACCATGTTGAACGCCATAGAAAATTACGAGTGGCTACCTGCACCTGTGATTGAGCCGCCTAGCGCGGCAAATGAGGACTTGTGTACGCTAATCACGCTAACGGACTATCACTTGGGAATGTACGCGTGGGAGGCTGAAACAGGCGGTGATTGGGACGTTAAAATTGCTGAGAGTACGGCATTTAAGGCGGTGAATCAGTTGGTTGCTAACTCACCTGCATCTGAGGTAGGCATATTAAATCTACAGGGTGATTTCCTGCATTTTGATTCGCTAAAAGCAGTAACTCCTGCTAGTGGTCACATTTTAGACGCGGATAGCCGCAGTTCAAAGATGATTGAACTGTCTATGACTATAATGATGGGCTGTGTTGAGTTGATGTTGACCAAGTTCTCAAAAGTAAAGATCATTGTTTGCGAGGGTAACCATGACGAGTACGGTAGCGCATGGTTGAGGAAAGCGGCTAAGCAAATCTATCGTGCAAATGATCGGCTCGAGGTTGATGATACTGAGTTCCCTTACTATGCTCACCAACATGGTAAGATTATGTTAGGGTTTCACCATGGTCACAAAAAGAAAAACGCACAGCTACCGCAGTTGTTTGCCAGTGAGCCACGGTATCGGGCAATGTGGGGTGATACAGAGTATTGTTACATTCACACGGGGCATTATCATCACTCTGAGGCGCATATTTCAGAGGGTGGGGGTGCTATTGTGGAGAGGCACCCTACACTGGCGGCGAGAGATGCTTACGCGGCTAGAGGTGGATTTGTTTCTAAAAGGGCGGCACATTCAATTACATATCACGTCGATCATGGCGAGGTTGAGCGATCAACTGTAACACCATATTGATGATGTAACGCCCCAAAATAGTTACATAACAAACTAAAATGCGCTTAATGTAACTAAAAGGCACTTAATTAGGAGGTAGTATGAGAGAAATTAAATTTAGGTATGTGTTGCGCGATAAAGAAACGAAGGCAATATCAACCATGCATTACACGCTAGAAGAGATAGAAGTAGGGTCAATACACACTGATTTTTCTGTGTTAGGTTTAATTGACCGTACAAAATATGATGTAGTAGCCCGAAGGCAATACACTGGCTTTAAGGACTCAAAAGGCGTTGCAATTTATGAGGGTGATGTTGTTTATATTCGTGGGTGCGGTAACACGCTTATTGAGTTTCCTTTTATAGATTTATATGAGGCTAGCTTTGAAGATGACATAGGCGCAATTGTAGGTAACATATACGAAAACCCCGAGCTATTAACCAAAGAGGATAATTAGGAGGTAGTTATGGAGCTAGTAGCGTTTGTAGGTGGTAGCTTGCATCGAACATTAAAAGAAATTGAGCATAATGCGAACAGACTTATTTTCCTTAAAGAAACATATATTAAAGTTACGGATGACGTATACATATTGGAATCATTAGACAGGAAACTATACGCAAACAAAAAGGCTATGGACATACTACAACAAAACGGGAGAAAACAATGGCGTTAATAAGAAATGAAGTGGCAGGGAATTGTAATGTAAACAATCCATCGCATTATCAAAGCGAGGGAGGTATCGAGTGTATTGACGCGATTGAGGCCAGCATGACTCGGGCAGAGTTCGCGGCACACTGTAAGGCTTGTTGTATGAAGTACCTATGGAGATATAAAGAAAAGGGCGGTGTTGAGTCTCTGCAAAAAGCTGAATGGTATCTTAAAAGATTAATTAAAACGGAGCAGGGTTAAAAAAAGGGGCTGTGATAGCCCCTTAACTTTATGGTATTAGTCGCAGTTTGCCTATCAGCCGCCAGCTCTCTGCGTCCATCGGAAAGCCAGTTATCTCATTTAAGTAGTCAACGGCCTCTCGTACTGTATTGAATTGTTTCATGTCTTTTTTATTGTTTAAATTGGGTTTAGCTTCAACCATTGTATCCTCCTAAAGTAATATTATAGTGGCTATCGCCATGAATAAGGCTACTGTCATGCCTGCCAGTGGTAGCAGGATAGTCCAGCACATAAACTCTGTGATAAACTCTCTGCGCGCCTCTGCTTTGGCCTCTTTTTCTTTTTTGATCTTTAATGCGTTGTTCATGCTGTTACTCCCAGTTGTTGTTAAATAATTTCAATAAGTAGCACTGTTGCCAACGCTACCGATGAAATTACTTTGACCAGTATCCTGTGCACGCCCTGTTGCTTAGGTAGTAATATACATATGGGTCGCTCAATCTATATTCAGCTAACAATCTGCGTGCCTCTTGCATATCCTCTGCGTGATCTACCGTTTCCAAGCTATATTGATCTTTTCGTTGTATATATTTCATTGCTGTGACTCCATTTCTTTATATGAATGATTTGATTCCTGCTATTAATTCCAGTCCTACTTCAGTCGGCGTTTCATCAAAATAGCCATTACTTATTAATTGCTTTATGTGCCTTTTATCGCCAAAAAACGAAGTAGAACAGCCTGCTATTCCTGCTTTCGGTATAGACCACAAAAAACCTCTTTTATTTACCCATATATCCCAATTAGAATTCCCAATAAAAGCAAGCTTTAAATTTGATTGATCGGTTGTCATTATGATTTATCCTCTGTGGTTACTCGATGGTACCCATCAATTCGTGCTTTACATTCTCGAAATGTAGCCTCAGAGTCGTCCCAGTTTAATGTAATCGCGACCGCTGTTTCACCTAAAAACCAACGCCCACAGGGTTGCCTTTCTATGATATACCCTCGGTACTTGTAATAGCCTGCTGATAGTCTCCGTGCTTGCATTGTATTATCCTCTGTTAGTGAGGTGTCTATTGTATTGACATTACACAATCATGCTTATCTGTTTACGACACACACTTATCTAATCACGACACACTACACAAGGTAGATAAAAAAGAGGAAAAGTGTTACCATTAGTAACGGAAAGTGTTACCAAAAGTAACAATGAAATCAAATTGATAGAGGCAAAAAGGTATGAACACGAGAGGCGTAGGTAAGAATAAGAAGTTTCTGCTTAAAAGATTGCAGGATATGTATGGAGAACAGTTCCATCCTATCATCAGAATGGCTGAGCGTGCTAACCAACTAGATGAACTAGCAGTTGATGAACCTGATGCTATTACCCTTAAGGCCAGTATCGACGCATGGGATAAGATAGCAAACTATACTGAGCCAAAGCTCAAGGCTGTTGAGGTATCGTCCGATGACCAAGGTCTGACAGTTTCCATTCAACGCAAGCGATTCGATGGTAATAAGGAAAGCATTGACACCGAGCAATGACCCCCCCCTTCCGAAGTGGCGTGATGTGTGTATATATATATCTCACTCAAAAAAAAATTGCCAAAAAAAAGGGGTCTTAACAAACTACATTAAGTAGTAATAAAAACTACATTAAGTAGTAGCTTATAAGAGTAATTAGGTTGTACTTAGACTTTCTTTAAGTTGTAGTAACCCTTTAACACTGGGGGTGTTAATTTAAGAAATGAGGACTATGATAGTGACTCATCAGCAGTTTTGTATGTGTATCGAATCTCTAATCTATTCCTTATTCAGTGCTGACTGATCTAAGGAGGCTATGTCTGGAGGGGCAACCACGGCTCTAGTGTTTTATTGTTCACTAGCCTCTAGCCCACATACACCTGTATTATACTTGATTACTGCTCAACTTGGTACTATGATGTACCTTTAACGGAGTGATTATGTTTGAAAACTACGACTTAGATGATATTGAAACAGAGATAGTAGATGCCTTTATATCTGCCTTTGTTGATCGCGACCCTATAGCCATGAGAGAGCTTATCTACCAACTAACAGACTTTATGGACGGATTAGATGAAGAAGAAGGGCCACTTACATAAGCTGGATAAAGAAACCCGCAATAGACACTTTCCTGAGTCTAACGGCGGTAAAGGTGGCCATGCTAGAAAGTCTACAGCAGAAACAAGGCAGGCTTACAGAGACAATTACGATAGGATATTCGGCAAAAAATGAGCCACATTGAATACAACCTAATGCCGCAAGGCCAAGTGCTTCAAGATTTTTCTGATTGCCGTGCTAGAAACTCCTTTATTATGGGGCCGCTAGGTTCTGGCAAGACAGTACAATGTATCCTTAAACTGTTTGACCTTATGTGTGAGCAGGAACCCGTCAAGGATAAATCACACAAGAACTATAATGTGCGCCTATCAAGAGTGATCGCGGCTCGTAACACCTACTCAGAACTGTTCTCCACAACTATTAAAGATTGGCTAGAAATACACGGGGAGCTAGGAGACTTTAAACAAGGCAACAAAGAACCCCCTACGCATTTTATACGCTTTAGATTAGATGATGGAACACGAGTTGAGTGCGACGTTATCTTTATCGCCTTTGATCGGCCTGAACACGTTAAAAAAGCGCGAGGTATCCAGACAACATGGGTATGGCTAAACGAGACCAAGGAGCATTCTAAAGCTGTCCTTGATATGCTTGATCTACGTCATGGTAGATACCCGTCCAACAAAGAGGGAGCAAGACCTACGCACCACGGTATGCTAGGAGATTCTAACGCCCCCGATGAAGACCACTGGTATTTTAAACTAGCAGAAATAGAGCGCCCCGAGGATTGGGCTTTTTATCGGCAAGCAGGTGGGGTGTACAAAGATGGTGAGTCGTGGAAAATTAATGATGATGCGGAAAACCTTATTAACTTACCTGACAACTACTACAAACGCGGATTAAACGGCAAAACAGACGATTGGATAAAGGTAAACTTAGCAAATGAGTACGGATTCGTATCAAACGGTAAACCTGTCCATCCTATGTATACCGACTCTGTACACTGTCAGCATTTGGATTTTACGCCATCTAAAGATAACCCTATTGTGCTTGGTTTTGACTTTGGACGAACCCCCGCGTGTGCGCTTATGCAACGCACCTCGATTGGTCGTTGGGTATGCTTTGACGAGTTTGGTGTTAATGACTCCGGTGCGGTGGAGTTTGCCCCCGAACTTAAAAGATACCTAGAGGCGCATTACCCTAATTACAACTATGTAGGCTGGGGCGACCCCTCTGGCGGTAACAGTACGCAATCAAGCGATGACACCGCTATACAAATACTCAGAGCCGCTGGTATTCCTTGTCAGCCCACACAAAGCAACGACCCTTTAAAGCGTAGAGCCGCGCTAGAAGTGCCAATGAAAGAAATGGCAATGGACGGGAAACCACGATTTACCGTATTACCAAAAGCATCTATGATACGAAAAGGTTTGCAAGGTGGCTTCTGTTATAAGAGAGTGCAAGTATCTGGCGAGCGTTACGCAGATAAGCCCGATAAGAATGAATACTCGCACTTTGTTGAGGCATTAGAGTACGGGCTACAGGGTGAGGGTGAGGGCAGACAGGCTTTATCTCGGTCACAAAACTTTACAAAGCCTATACAGGCTAAGGCTAACTTTAGTGTATTCTAAAATATACGTTGCATTTACCAAAGACGATGGACACTGGTGGTCGAGGTTCCTGCATAACGAAATACAACACTGTGCAATTATTAAACCCCTTGGCTACAACTACCTTGTATTCCAGAAAACCACGGGTAAGTTTGACTTGTTCACTGTAAGCGATAAAAATGATATACTTGACAAACCGTATAAACTTATGGGCGTAACCCAAAAGGACTCAAAGCGGGGATTGTTTATGCTTAATACTTGTGTAGGTCATGCTAAACAGGTGCTAGGTATTAATAAACCGTTTATTCTTACGCCTTATCAACTGTATAAATATTTGAGGTCGCAAAATGAAACGCCCGAAGCAACCTAAGCCTACCGCCGAAGAAACAGCATTGGTAGCCCGTCAGCAAATCCAGCTAGACAAAGAAATTGAAGAAGAAGAACGCAGAATTAAATCAGTACGCACAGGTCAGCTAGGCGTTAAATCTATGCTAGGCAAAGGAGCCTCTAAGAGTAGGGGCGGTGCGGGTACGATGAATGGTGGGCGCACAGCTACAGGTGGCAGTATGCTATCTGGTGGAGGCTCTATGAAGGGCGGAGCGTATGGCGGCATGAATCAACGTATGCAGAGAAAATAATATGGAATTGCCTAAAGAGCTAGGGTCACTTAACGACCTAAAAAAGCGTGAAGCTAAGGCATTTAGTCGTCAAGCTAACTGGCATAGTACGCTAGATGATGTTTATGAGTATTTCCTACCTAATCGCAACCTGTTTGAAAGCACTACGGTAGGTCAAAAGAAAATGGAGCGTATCTTTGACTCTACGGCTTTGGAGGCTATTCAGCAGGGAGCAAGCAAGCTACAGGAAAACATAGCGCCTATCTGGTCTCGGTGGGCTACCTTTGCTCCGTCCGACCAAGTTTTACAACTACTTGAAAGCGGCGACTACGGCGTTACGGAACAGGAAATACGAGATAACCTAGAAAAACAGGCTGTGATTGTTTTTGACTATTTGAATCGGTCTAATTTTGCCACACAGTTTTACGAGCATGCTCTTGACTTGCTAGTGGGTACAGGTACTCTACGCATTGACGAAAATCAAGACGACAACGATCCTATTATCTTTAGCGCCATTCCACAAAAAGGCATAGCTTTTGAAGAAGGGCCGCATGGCAGGATAGAAACACACTGGCGCAAATTTAAAGTTAAAGCCAGAAACCTTGAAAGACAATGGAAAGGTTTTAAACCATCTAAGCAGATGGCCGAAATGATTAAGCAAGACCCTGACGCAGACGTAGACGTATCCGAAGGCGTAGTGTATATGCCTGAGTCTAAAAAATATTACGGGTGCGTGTGGTGTAAAGACGAAGATCATATAAGCTGGATGGAAGATTTTGGCGCTTCTAGCCCTTGGCTAACAGGTCGCTACTCTAAAGTGTCTGGAGAAATACGAGGCCGAGGACCCGCATTGCAAGCCTACCCTGATGTTAGATCGCTTAACAAGGCTAAAGAGTTTGTACTACAGAAAGCCGCTATTGATTTAGCGGGTATGTTTACCGCCACCGATGATGGTGTAACTAATCCATACAATATCGCTATAAGTCCTGGCATTGTTATTCCTGTAGGTTCTAACAACTCTAGCAATCCGTCTATTTCTCGCCTTGATACTGGTTCTAATTTACAGCTTGCACAGTTTGAGATTGTAGAGCTACAAACGGCTATTAAACGTGCGTTATTTAACGATTTGCGCGACCCTAACGGTGCGGTGCGAAGTGCTACAGAGGTTGCTATTGAGTCACGAGAACTAGCCAAGCGTATAGGTTCTGCGTTTGGACGCTTGCAAACAGAAGTATTAATACCTATTATTAAGCGCGTTGTGGCTATTTTGACTCGTCGAGGGCTTATTACCCCTATTGAGTTGGACGG